GCTGTATTTCATCGCCGTGGTGGAAAAACTAAAACTGTTTTAAATCAACAAATAATAAGAACACAATTAAAATATTCAAAGTCCCTTGAAAAATGGTTATCACCAAATGACCCAAGATTAACAGAAGCAGAAAGAACAAATGTTAATGTTTTCTATTACTTCCTACCAACCTACAAACAAGCTAAAGGTGTTATATGGGATCAATTAGTAAAAGAACATGTACCGATGGAACTAGTTGATAAAATGAATGAAAGTGAATTGGCAATTTATTATAAGAATGGTTCTATACAAAGATTTGCTGGTTGTGATGATATTGATAAACATCGTGGTATTAATCCTATAGATGTAGTTCTAGATGAATTTTCTGAAGAGAGTCCTGAATTATGGACAGCTATTATTCAGCCTGTACTTCGTGAAAATCATGGAACAGCTACTTTTATTTTTTGTGTGACTGGTGATACATTAGTTCTTTCACAAAATGGTTTTAAAAGAATAGGAAATGGAGAAAAAAAATCTGGTTATAGAAAAACAAATGATAGTTTATTCGGACTTAATGGATTTCATAAGGCTTCAGACTTTTATGTTGGCGGTATGTGTCCTATAATAAAAATAACAACTAGCCATGGATATGAAATAAAATGTACCCCAGAACACAAATTATGGAATGGAGAAAAATGGATATTAGCTAAAGATATAAAAATTAATGATAATACCGTTATTCAAAGAAACCAACAGGTATTTGGAGAAAAAATTGATTTTAGTGATTGGAATTTTAAAGGAAGTAGAAAATTAAAAAGAAATTTTGTACCTATTATAAACGAAGATTTATTTTATGTATTAGGATTAATATTAGCGGAAGGAAGTTGGGATAAAAATACTGTTACAATAACAAATACTGACGAAGAAATAATAGAATTTTTAGAAAAATTTGGTTTTAAAAGATATGATGAAGTTCATTTAAAGTATTGTAGTCAAGCTTTTTCAAATTTTGTAACATGGTTTGGTATAAAAAGTGGAGCAAAAAATAAAGATATTCCTGATAAAGTTTTATCATTGCCTAAAAAATTTCAATCAGCATTTTTATCTGGATATTTTGATGGTGATGGATCAGCTGGAAAAAATGGAAGAGTAACTTGCACTTCTTCTAGTGAGAAATTGATAAGAGAGTTGCAAATTATTTTATTAAATTATGGTATATGTTCTTTCAAGACATGCGTAATTACTCCGCCTACAAAAAAATCTAAAGTATTTTCAACTGGATACAGATTAGAAATAGGTGGATATAATGCTAGATTGTTTTTTGATCAAATAGGATTTAGATTAAAAAGAAAACAAGAAAGACAGAAATTTTTAAAAGGAAAAAGAAATGAATATTGGAATGATGTTCCAGTGATGGATATTGATAAAGTTAAAGATGTTCTTAAAAATAATAAAATATTGGCTGGGAGAAAAAGTTTTAAACCTACATATCATACAATGTCGAAAAGATTTAAAATAAATGACGATTATTTTAACAAAATTTTAGAAGATAATTATTATTATGATAAAATAAAAAAGATAGAATATGGTGATGATTATGTTTATGATTATGTAATACCAGAAACACATTCGTTCTTTTCAAATGGGTTTGTTAGCCATAATACACCGAAAGGGCATAATCATTCATGGGAAATTTATGAATATGGAAAGCAACATCCTAAACAATGGTTTGTATCTTTAAAAACTGTAGATGATACTAATGGATTAAGTAAAAAAGAAATTGAAGAAGCTAAGATGGCAACACCTGAAGCATTATTTCAACAAGAATATTATTGCTCGTTTCTTGAAGATGCTGGTGCATTTTTTAGAGGAATTAAAGAATGTTTGTATGAAGCTGATGATGATGTTAATCCAAAGCATTTTTATAATTTAGGAGTTGATCTTGCTAAATATAACGACTGGACCGTACTTACACCTTTCGATTTATATTCATTCAAAGCTAAAAAGCAAGAAAGATTTAATCAGGTTGATTGGAATTTTCAAAAAATGTTAGTTGAGGCTAAGGCTAGAAAGTATAATAATGCTCAATTGAAAATTGATAGAACCGGTGTTGGTGATCCCGTTGTTGAAGATTTAGTTAGAGTAGGTTTAAATATTGGTGATGATGGTGCGATTGTTTTTACATCAAAGACTAGAAGAGATATGTTAGATAATCTTGCTATTCTATTACAACAAAAGAAAATTAAAATACCGAACGATCCAGAATTAGTGGCTGAATTAGAGGCTTTTCAATATAGTTTAAATAGTAAAGGAAAAATTGAAGTTAAGTCTCGCAAAGGTCTCCATGATGATAGAGTAATGTCATTGGCTCTCGCTGTTTATGGGGTAGAAAATCCTATAATGAATAATGCTGATGATTTCTATGATGATGATGAGATACAAAATAAAAATTTTGATAGGTTCGCTATAATATAAAATAATAATATGAAAAAAATAAAAGATGAAGTAATTATTAATTTACAACCTGATTATTCAGAAGAAGAGATTGCTTATAGACAAGATTTAATACAAAAATTAACAACAGCTGACATAGCAAAGAGTTCTAGTCATCGAGAATTAAATGATATGTCACATCAGGAATATTATGATAGTAATGTTAAGGCTGCTAATTCGTATATTCCACCTAAAAAAAATCCTGAAGATACTAGAATAGTAACAGGAACAACAGAAGAAAAAGGAAATACTTTAATTTCTTCTATTTTAAATTACAATTTAGAAGCAAATGTTTTAGCATTTGATAAGGATATGTTAGAGGTTGATGAACTTGGTAGAAATATGGAGGATATGATTAAAAAATCTAGAGAGTTGGAAAACTATGATGAGAAAAGAGTTTTAATTTACAAAGAGCTTATGGATCAAGGCTCTTGTTTTGTTGAAGAGCAATGGGTTGAAGAAAGTAAAATTACTAAAAAGTTAAAGAATATTAATTGGGGTGATGAAATACAAGTTAAAAAGATTTCTTGGGAAGAAAAAATAGAACAAGGATTTTCTGGATGTCAAACAAGACTTATTCGTGGTGATAAAGTTTATCTTGGTAATATAAAAGAGTTTCAAATTTCTAGACAACCATATTTATTTACTGTTGATATTATTAGTTATGCTGAAGCTAAAGCTATTTATGGAAAATGGGATAGATTTAAATATGTTCCTAAAAAGGTAGTTAGAGCATATCCAACAGATAACTCTACTTATAGAGATTGGACATTGGAAATTGTACAAGAAAATTTTGTTGAGGTTATTAAATATCAAAATAAATGGTCTAATGAATACATGATTATGTTAAATGGTGTTATGATGCTTCCTTGTGGCTTCCCATTAGAGGTTGTGAGCCCCTCTGGTGAATATACTTTGGCTAAGGGTGATATTTATCCTATTTCACAGTTTTTTGCTTATAGCAAGTCAATTCCAGCTAAAACTAAGGTAGATCAAGAGGTATTAGATGAAATGTTAAAGTTAATAGTATTAAAAACAAAAAAATCTTTTATGCCACCACTTGCTAATAATACCGGAAGAGTTTTATCAAGGAAGATAATGAATGCTGGAGAAATAACAAATCAAATTGATCCAACTAAAATACAAATTATTGGTGATGCTAATGGAGTAAGTCAATCAGAGTTTGCTTCTTTTGAATTTATAAAGAATTTAGTTGATCAGAAATCAGTATCTCCTGCTTATTCTGGAGATGCTACTTCAGGCCGACAAACAGCTACAGAAATATTAGAGTTAAAAAAACAGCAAATGATGAAATTAGGCATGGTTATATTTGGAATTATGTCTTTTGAAAAGCAGTTAGCTTGGCTTAGAATTTATAATATTTTGGCTAATTGGACTAAAGTTCAAGATAAAAAATATAACAATATAACAAAAAAACTAGAAGATGTTTATAAGACAATTGAAGTTGATACTGAAATGGAGGATACACAAAGTGGTAAAAAAATAATTGAATTTACTCCAAATGTTAATCAATATTCACCTGAACAAATAATGGAAGAGGAAGAACAATTATCTCAAGTTATGAGAAAACCTGTTAGAAAAACTTATATGAGTCCAGATATTTCCAAGATGAAATATTTTTGGTATATTACTATAAATCCAACTGAAAAAAATAGTAGTGATTTAGAACGGGTTATGTT